CCATGGTTCGCACCAGCAGGTATTAACAGAGGTGGTTTATCAACTGTAGTAAGAGCTGAACAAAAATTAACTCAAGCTAATAGAGATAGTTTATATACTGGAAAAGTAAACCCAATTGCTACTTTCCCAGGAACTGGAGTTGTAGTATATGGTCAGAAAACATTACAAACAAAAGCTAGTGCTTTAGATAGAGTAAATGTTAGAAGATTATTAATTGCTTTGAAATCATATATTTCTCAAGTAGCTAATAACTTAGTATTTGAACAAAATACAATAGCAACTCGTAATGCTTTCTTAGCTCAAGTTAATCCATACTTAGCATCAGTACAACAAAGACAAGGATTATACGCCTTTAAGGTAGTAATGGATGATAGTAACAATACAGCAGATGTAATCGACAGAAATCAAATGGTAGGACAAATTTATATTCAACCTACTAAAACTGCCGAATTTATCTACTTAAACTTTAACATTTTACCAACAGGAGTAGAATTCCCAGCATAATTTTTTAAAAATAGAATATTTATAACAAGATAATAAATAAATAAAATGGCAGTATTAAATCCAAACGAAATCTTTTTCACCGCCTTCGAACCAAAACAGGCCAATAGATTCATCATGTACATTGACGGTATTCCCGCTTATATCATTAAGCAAGTATCTGCTGTTACTTTTGAACAAGGTGAAGTAATATTAAATCATATTAATGTTTACCGTAAAGTTAAAGGTAAAACCAAATGGAGTGATTTAACATTAACTTTATTCGATCCAATTACCCCTTCAGGCGCTCAATCAGTAATGGAATGGGTACGTTTACACCACGAATCAGTAACAGGTAGAGATGGTTACAGTGATTTCTATAAGAAAGACTTAACTATTAATGTATTAGGTCCTGTAGGTGATATTGTTAGTGAATGGATTATTAAAGGTGCATTTATCAAAGGTGGTAACTTTGGTGAATATAACTGGGATACAGAAAACGCAGCTGTTAACTTGTCGTTAACAATTGGTATGGATTACTGTGTATTGAATTTCTAATTTATAAAAAAATCACAAAGAAGCTCGCAATTTTTGCGAGCTTTCTTTTTTCTTCATATATTTATATATGATAACAAAGTTATACTATAAATAAAAATTATGTCAGAATTAAAGTTTCCAACGGAAGTAATTGATCTTCCTTCTAAGGGTTTAATTTACCCTCCTGAATCCCCATTATCTAGTGGCCAAGTTGAAATGAAGTATATGACGGCTAGAGAAGAAGACATTCTTACAAACCAGTCATACATTCAAAATGGAACTGTATTAGATAAAATGTTAAAATCTCTTATTGTATCTAAAATTGATATAAAAGATTTATTAATTGGTGATAAAAATGCTCTTTTAATAGCAGCTCGTGTTTTAGGATATGGTAATGATTACACATTTAATTATGGTGGTGAAGATGTTACTGTTGATTTAAGTTCTTTAGATCATAAGAAAATTGATGAAACCATGTTTAAACCAGCTAAAAATGAATTTGATTTCACTTGTCCAACCACAAAAACTAATCTTACTTTTAAGTTATTAACTGGTGAAGACGAAAATAAAATTGATGCTGAACTTAAAGGTTTGAAAAAAATTAGTAAAGAAACATCAGCTGATTTATCTACTCGTTTAAAATATATTATCACTTCAGTAGAAGGTGACTATGATAAGAAAAAAATTCGTGAATTTGTAGATAATTACTTATTAGCTAAAGACTCAAGAGCTTTAAGGGAGTACATTAGACAAATCCAACCAGATGTTGACTTAAATGTTACCATTGAAGTTAATGGCTCTGAGGAGGAAGTCGAGATTCCAATTAATCTTAACTTTTTTTGGCCTGACGCCAGAGTATAGGTTAAGTTTATTTAATCAAGTTCATGAATTATGTTTTCATGGACAAGGAGGATATGATTGGCATACCGTTTATAATATGCCTATTTGGTTACGTTTGTTTATTTATAGTAAAATGAATGAATACTATGAAAAACAAAATGAAGAATACAAAAAAGCATCTAAAGGAGGGAGTTCCAATATATCTAGACCTAATATAACCCCACAAACACCAGCATCTTATAAATAAAGGGTATCTAAAAAATGATACCCTTTAATATTTATAATAAACTAATTCATCATTAAAATGGCTGACAATACTCCAGATCCTAAAAAACTGAAAGAATCTAAACAAGAAGCTGAGGAAATAACCTCTACTTTTAGAGATTATAGAGATATTTTAAAAGAAGTTAATGTTGAAATAGGGAAAAAAAACAACAACCTTAGAGAAGCTCAAAAAAGTTATACTAAATTAGAAAGTATAGCTTCTCAGTTAGTAAATGATGAAGAAGATTTAGCTTCACTTTCTCAAGACCAAATAAATAAATTAAGAGAACAATCAGCTATACAGCTTCAAAGTGTTAAAGATGCAGCAGACCGATTAGCCACGGAAAAAGGAATATTAGCAACTGATGACTTTATTTTTAAAAAGAAACTAGAAGAGTTAAAAGCAGCTGGAGAACTTACTGAAGAACAAGAAGCTTTATTAATAGCTCGAAAAGAAGAGTTTAAAATTGAAAAAGAATTTCTTGAAAAAGTTGAAAAACGATTAAAACAAGAAGAAAATATTAATAAAGCTATGGGTCTTGGTGGTGCCGCGATAAAAGGTGCTAAAGAGGCTATGGCGAAATTTGGTTTAGGTCAAGTTGCTAGTTTAATGAATTTTGATAAAGCTAATGAGGCTATGAAAAAACAAGCCAAATTAGTTACAGATAATGGTAATAAAGCAGCTGGTTTTGCAGGTAAATTTAAAGTTCTTTCAGCGGGCTTATCAGAATTAGGTAAAGGATTAGCTAAAAATCTTACAGATCCCCTTGTTATAATAGGGGGCATGATAAATGGTTTTTTAAAATTAAATAAAGCACAAACTGAATATGGTAGATTAACAGGAAGTAATATTAATTCTTTAGATACCTTAAATGGTAAATTAATAACTGGAGTTGATTACATCCAAGCAGCTACTGATTTAACTAAACAGTTTGGTTTTGCAGCTGACGCTGTATTTACTAAAGAAGATATAGAAGAAGTAGCTGAAATGACTACCCAAATTGGTCTAGCAGCTGAAGAAGCAGGTGCTTTAGCTGCTTTATCTAAAATTAACGGTAAAGAAATTAAAGACCAAAATGATAGTTTAATCAAAGAAGTTAATCAATTCCAAAAAGTTAATGGGGTTGCTTTAAATAAAAAACAAATATTACAAGATGTAGCCAAATCTTCATTAGCATTCCAGGTTAGTATGGGAGGTAATGAAAAAAAGATAGCTGCAGCTGCAATGGAAGCTAGAAAATTAGGATTAACTTTAGCTGACATAGAAAAAACAGCTGACAGTCTTCTTAATTTTGAACAATCTATTGCTAATGAATTAGAAGCAGAGTTATTAACAGGTAAAGAATTAAATCTTGATAGGGCTAGAGGTTTAGCCTTAAACAATGATATGGAGGGTGTTGCTAAAGAAATAGGCAAAAACCAAGCCATAATAAGTACTTTCGCACATGGTAACAGAATACAACAAGATGCTATTGCTAAATCTTTAGGTATGAGTAGAGATGAAGTAGCTAAAATGATTGTAGCTGATAAAATGAGAAGAAATATCAATAGAGAAGCTCTTAATGATAATGAAAAAGCTCTCTATGATGATATGAAACGAGTTGAAGTACAAAAACAATTTGAAATTGTCATATCTAAAATCCAACAAGCTTTATTTCCTATAGTAGAATATTTTGCAAAATTATTAGACCATTCTTATGTTTTAATTCCTTTATTAACAGCTATAGGTACTATAATAGCAGTTAAAATAGCTAAAAGCATTTCTAATACTGTTAAAGACATGAAAGGTCTAGGTAAAGGTTTTGCTAGTATGTTTAAATCATCAAAAGACGCTATACCTAAAACTGATAGTATAGGTAAAGCTGCTCAATCTACTAAAGGTGTTAAAGGTAGTCAAGGTAAAGAAACAAAAAACTTTTTAAAAGGATTAGGAGATGGTTTAGCTTCTATAGGAAAGAAATTTGGTGATGTAGTAAAAGGTGCGGTAGCATTAGGAATAGCTAGCATTATTTTAGGCGGTTCATTTGCCTTAGCTATGATAATGTTAAAAGATGTAGACCCTGTTCAAATGATAGCCTTCTCAGCTTCTTTAGGTATATTAGGAGCAACAGTAGCTTTAATGGGTAAATATGCTTCTGGTATTATACAAGGAGCTCTAGCAATGGGAATTTTAGCAGTAGCTTTAATACCTGCAGCATTTGCATTTAGTTTACTTAAAGGAGTAGATATAAGCTCAATAGTTGCTTTTTCTATTGCTTTACCGTTATTAGCATTAGCCGCTGCGGGTTTAGGATTTTTATTTCCTTTTATAGCTTTAGGAGCAGGTGCTTTAGCTATATTAGGTCTTGCCTTAATGCCAGCAGCAATAGCATTTAATATGTTAAAAGGCATTGATTTTAAAGTAGTAGAATCTTTTTCAACTATGCTCTTAGGTTTAGCTACAGATGTAGCTGAAATGGGAGGAATGTTTATAAGTATAACTTTAGGTGCTGTATCTTTAGGCATATTAGGATTAGCATTAATGGCTTTCGCTGTTAGTGCTGCTGTAGCTGCTAGAATAGCCCCTGACATAAGTCTTTTAAAAGATTCTATAAAAGCACTAGCCGACCCAGAAATGCTAACTGGTATAAAAGAAACAGGACCTGCTTTAGTAGCATTAGGAGTAGGAGCTGCTGCCTTTGGTATAGGATTAATAGGTTTAGGGTATGGATTAGCTTTATTTACTATTGGAGCAGCAATGGCTAGTATGGTGGCAGATAAATTAGAACCACTTTTTGACCAACTTATTAAATTAGCAGATCCTGTTTTAGCAGCAGGTTTAATGTTGACAGCTTCAGCTTTAATACCATTATCTATTGGTTTAACAGCTGTTGGAGCGGCAATAGCAGCAGGAGGTATGGGTAGTCTTATAGGGTCTGTTTTAGGAATAGGATCAGGAGGAGGTATAATAAGCCAATTAGAAAGATTAGCTCGTATAGGTAACCCATTAAAACTAGCTGCTGTTAGTATAAATGAATTAGCAGTTGGTTTAAAACAAGTAGCAAATGCTTTAAGAGATTTAGATGTTGAAAAAATTGAAGCTTTAGAAGATTTTGTAATTACAGAAGCTTTAGCATCTGCTGGAAAAAATATAGTAGCCGCCTTTACCGCTCCTCTTCAAGCAATAGGTAATTTACTTGGTGGTGGAGGCGAATCTGATGAAGATGTAATGAGAGAAATTAGAGATTTATTACGAGAAATTAAAAACAAAGAAGGTGTAGTTACTTTAGATGGTAATAAAGTAGGTACAGCTTTAGGAATGGGAAGGTATAAAACTCAATAATTTTTAATATTTATAATAAAAATAACTATGGCAATATTAGATAAATTTACACAAGAAGGATCTTTATTGACTAATTTAGATGGTCAAACTCCTAAATCATATGATGGTAAATCTAAATATGAGTTAAATCTTCAAGAATCACAATTAGATTTAGATGGTAAAACACCTGAAACCTATGATGGTGTCAGTGCTTATGAGCAGGATCTTCAAATATCACAATTAGATTTAGACGGTAAAACTCCAAAAAAATATTTAGATAATCTTCCTAGATAATGGGATTAATTAATTTAAAGACTGACTTTAAATCATTAAGATTTGGTAAGGATAGATTTGATGGAGGTAGTAGTAATCAACCTTACATCAAAAAATCTATTCCTGATGGGTCAAGTACTTTAAATAGTTTAGATAATGATTTTATTTGGCGTAATGGAATAAAAACTTTTACTGATACAGCTGATGATTTAGTTCGTATTGGTAAATTTTTTATTGATTTTAAAACCCCTTCAGGAGTTCTATTCATAGCAAAACAAAATTTATTATCTCGTACAGGTGTTAAAACACAAGCAAGTGGAAACTTAAATGATGGAGCTTATCTTCCTACTAATACATTAGCTCAAGTTGGAGTTAGTGCTTTTGGTTTACACTTTAATAAACAAGGATTACTACCTTTAGGATTAACAACATATTCAGATGTAGTAACTTTTAATCAACCATCATCAAATAATAGATTAGTTCAATTATCTGGTTCATTACAAAAGGAAGTAGTTAATGTTTTAACTTATTCAGGAGGACCAGGCTCTGTTTTAGGTGTTGGAGACACAGCTATTAAATTAGCAGATCAAAGAACAGGTTATAATAATCCTTTATATACATCTAACGGAAATTACTTTTTTGGAAATAATAACAAACCAAAAAACTTAACTAATGTAGGTTCTTTTTTAGGTGCCTCATATTATGCTGGATTAACAGATACAGCAACAGGAGTTAATACAAATACAAATACAGTAGATTTATATTTTGGAGTCCAAAACTCAGTTGATGTTTTAATAACAAATAAATTTGCTAAATTAAATAATTTAGGAGGTTTAGGAGTTATTGTAACAGAAAATTCTTATTATTCTTCTGAGAATATTAAATATAATGATAGAATATATGGTACTGAAGGTTTTAACGGTGAGGTATATTCTATAATTCCTTCTAGTAATTTTAAAGATAAACAGGGTGCATCATATGCTTACTCTCAATATGTTCCTACATCAGCAAGTGCTATAAAAACAGCTAATGAAGAACTTAATAATTTTACACCTGATCTATATGAATATGGAACTTTAAATATAGATCCTTCACAAGAAAAACAAAAAGCAGGATGGATAACTAAAACTTTCCTACCAGGCAATTACCTACAAAATATAAACACTTCAGAAAATCCAGAAAGTGCCCCCCTAAATGGAGCTTCTAATAATTATGCTCGTTTAACAGATCAACCTGTTGAGCAACGTTTTTATAGAAATGGTTTTGAAAACACACCGAATAATGTATATAGTAATGTTCCTTTAAATTTAGAAGAAGGTAAAGCTTCAAGCAATGCTTGGCCAAATAATACTTACCTTATAAATAATCAAGGTAATTATACATATACTCAACAAGATTTAATTGATACAAATCTAGAAGTTCCTAATCCAATAGGCCCAGTATATAGACCTGTTAGAGATTTTAGAAAAATATTAAGAGATAGAGCCGAATCTAATCCACAACCTTTAGCTTCAGAAACTGCTAAAGCTTTAGGAAGTTTAACAGAAGCTCCTGATTATAGGGTTTTTGATAGAAATACTAGACTATTATTTGAAGACGCAGGTAATAGAAGTAATAAAAGCTATGCTAATTATACTTTAGGGGTTAGAAGAGATGTAACAGATACTAACCCAACAGGTTCTAGAGTTGGACCTTTAGATAAAGTAAATGCCCTTCCTTTATATAGTAGTGCAAACGCTAAAGGTACAGAATACACTAATGATTTAGTTAAATTTAGAATCGCAGCTATTAATAATGATGCTCCATCTTTAAAAACATATATTCATTTTAAAGCATTTTTAGAGTCTATATCTGATAATTACCAATCAAATTGGTCAGATGTTAGTTATTTAGGCAGAGGTGAAAAATTTTATAATTATACCGGGTTTGGTAGAACTATTTCTTTAGGTTGGACAGTAGCCGCCCAATCTAAAGAAGAGTTAATCCCAATGTATAAAAAATTAAATTATTTAGCTTCATTATGTGCTCCTGATTATAGTAGCCAAGGTTATATGAGAGG